TAGGTCCTGGATGCGGGGCTGCAATGATCTTGCCACCTTGAATCAATAGCCCTCCCATTGTTTGCCACCAATTAGTTTCAGAAGGAAACTGTGTGATACCTAAAGAATCTGCTAGATTCCTGAGAGATGGATCATCAAATGGAGCTACCGCATTAGTACCACTCATCACCTATCTCCCCGAGGTACAAATTTAAGCTGCACAGTATTCACAGAGAACGCCCCCTTGATAAACACCGAGTGATTCCTAGCAGTGCGATGTGTGTTATAGGTCACAAGTCCACCTGAAATAGAAGTAGGAGTTAACGGTTCAGGAGCATCAAAGGTCCTGCCATCCATTGACGGAATAAGCACACAGGAAAAATTAGGTGATGGAATGATTGCTGTGTTCTGCGGCCCTTCAATCTCAATCTCTTCCATCTGCAGCATACGGCTACGGTCGTATTGGAACTTACCTAGAAGGAGCGCGCCTTGAGCAGGCTCAAAGATATTAGGAACAAAAGAGGGCTTTTCGTTATAAATATCTAGCTGAAGATACCGAATCAACTTAATATCTGACTCAACAAATCCTAGTCCATATAGATCTGATATAACAGTAAACTTATGACGAATCTTAAGTTTCCCCATACGCCGAGTAGCTAAGTCATAAATCAGCGCATGTGTGTATTGAGATGTAAAATCCCCCACATCATCATTGATAGAAATAACTGCGTAGCGTTCTTTCCAAATAACTACTGCAGGGCATTTAGTACTACTAACTTCTTGAGTCAGCAAGTTTGTAGTGTAATCCAATAGAGCCTGAGTACTTTCGTTGGCCAGAAAATTACTTACCGCAGGATCTAGATGATCTGCAGAATCTCGTTGAGCAAACTTTATTGAATTATCTTTTTCAACAATTAAATTACCTGAAATATTAATGCCGCCGGCGGTGTTCTTTCCTCTTTGTGGAAATTGCTCACGAACTCCAGAGCAGTTTTTAACCACAGAGAATTTGAACGGGTATCTAGCGTTTCCAGTATATTGAACAAACACACTAGAAATGTCGGCATAGATATAAAATCCATCACTGGCGACAGTGGCCTCTATGGTGCGTCCAATAAGATCTGTGGGAATAATACTGCCGGCGCCGCTCACAAGTGAAGCAGTGAAATCTAGTGCAGTGGTTAGTGATGACCAATAGATTCTACCATCGTAGCTAACTGCAATTAAATAGTTAGCAAACGAAAGAATCTGTCTAATAGCCGCCGTGTTAAAAAAGCCTAACGGGGTAACAGACGCACTTACGTTAGATAAAAGCAACCCACCTGTGTTACCTGCTGCCTCGTAAATCTCCCTAGACCCATCAGCGTATACATAGCCCTTACCCCTAAGAGTTGCGCTACTTAAGGTGTCTCCAAGCGCTAATGGAGTTCCTACAAATGTAATAGTGTCTGTACCAAACTGGCCGCAGGTGTAGTTTCCAGACTCTGACTGAAAAATTGTATTGCGGTAAAGAATTCCCCCAGCTACAGAAAATACCGGAAACACCCCAAGGATATAAGCTCCTGCGGCTGCAATAGGAATAGTAGGCTTTAAATAACCTACACTCTGATATCCATTAGTTGTAGGCATCACATTCTCCATATACAGAGCCTGTGGAATACCTGCGTCTTTCTGTGCACCTTCTGGATCAACTCGACGATCAAAGTTCTGGTCAGGCCCAGGAACAATTACAGTTCTGCCGCCGTCCGCAATTGTCATTGGGAACGTAGCAGCAGAAAGATTAGCTCGATAAGGAATCTGTGCCATGAGGAGTTTGTTTAGTTAGCTTAGATTACTAGGCGATACGCTCAAGCCAAGAGGCGAGAGTGTTGCGAATGCGGTTCATAATTGCTTTCTTTCCGTTTGCGAAAAATCACAGATTGCCCTCTGATACCCATGTGCCTGGAGTTCCCGCTACGGTACAGCTCCAGGCTTGCGGCTGCCCTGCCGTCCTTGTTATGCGCTGCACTCGGTCACCATTGACCCATGCGCCAAGAGTCGGTGCGGCATCGTTGTAAACAAGCAGATTCGCATTGGGTCCAAACACTTCAGAACACGGCGAGCCATCATATTGCGTAATTCCGGCGGCTGCGGAGTTGTTGCGGTAGTCCATACGCATAGCCGCCGTCGTGGCAATCGATGTCGCGCCGCTAACCCGATATGCCCAGCCGCCACCCGCAAGAAACAGCGTGCGATTGTCTCGGATTACTGGAGACACGTTTCCAGGAACCATCTGAATTGAAGCGTTTGCGGTTTCCCCGCTCGCGCCAAATTCGCACCCGACAACTTGCCAACGCACACACAGCGCACCTATTCTGATGTGTGGTTTGATGCTATCGAGGTTTGAGCCAGAGTTCATGTAAATACGGCAGCCTTGCACTGCAACATCTAGCACGGCATCAGTGTCGCGCGAATAAATGGCAGATTGTTCGCAGCCGCGGATAATGCAGTCCCTAACAGTAATGTTTTGGCACTCACCAAAGAAATCAATACCATACCCGTCAAATTCTGCAATTTCGCAATCGTGAATCGACACGCGAGACGTTCCGCGAACATAAATGCCCCGATCCGTAGATGCGCCAAGGGTTCGGCCAAAAATTAGGCAGTCTCGAATCGTCACGCCCATAAGTTGCTGTGGCGCCACCAGACCTTCAATGCCATCAATTTCAACGCCGATAGTAGCGCCACGGATGTATGACCCCTCAAGCACCATAGCGCGGCCAACGGCAGGGCCGATTGATTGCAATGCATAGGCATCGCTGTAATCCCCTCGATAAAACTCCACGCCCTTGATGCAGTCCAGGAAACGGCACCCTGAAATTCTGAATCCGTAGGCTGCTGAAAGATAGATGCCTACGTCAAAATCTGCAAACTGGCAGTTTTCAACTGTAACCATTCCTGGATGGCGCGTGCCGCCAGCAGGGGTGCCGGTTTCCAACGACCAATGTGCTGCAATGCCTTGTTTGGCGGTGCCACTGTCAAAGAACCGACAATTCCGCACTTCTACGTTAAAGGAATCGGCATAAATACTGAGGCACTGACCATTGGGGCGCGCAGAGTAGAAATCAATCCTTTCGATGGAAACGCCATTGTCGCCAGTACCTGGGTTGGCGTTAAAACTTCCAACAGTGACGCAAGATCGAAACGAACCGTTTACCCCGGGCTCGTTTGTCGTGTTAATGTGGCGAATGGTGCCGTTTTCAATGAGACACCGGCTGCCGAGCTTGAATCCGTACTTGCTACCAACAACATCAAATCGCACCTCCGAACCACAAAGATCAATTTGCGTCGTTGAAGGAACAATAATTTCATTTAAGCAAAGGTATGTTTTGCCAGGCGAACATAAGACCGGCCGCCCGGATGCTGCGTTTACACAGTTTTGCCATGCCGTAGAATCGTCGGCGACGTTGTTGCCAATAGCGCCATAGTCTTCTGGAGAAATAAACTCTCGCAGCTTACTCTGTACTGTCCTAGCTACAGCTCCGGCTCCTGTACCAATATGTCCAACAAGACTAGATCCAGTACTGGCCGCAAATGCAGTTAGGACATCTGCACTAAGAACTGGCTCGGTAGGATTCCAAACTGAAGCTGTCATTCTATACTCCTCAATAACCTTGAGCAATGATATTACTATTCCGCAACTCAATCAATTGCATTCCTGCAAGTTGAGAGTACGCGGCAAATTGATCTGTGTCGCCAATCATCTTGAAAACTAAACTTGCTGCTTCAAAGACAATTGCGTAAGGATGGTCTAGTGCAATCCAGGATTCATATCCAGATTGTGTAATGTCAGGATTGTCGTATCGACCAACAATGCTGTATTGAACTTGCGTGGAAGAGCGAATTTGAACAACCTCGCCGGCCACATAACATACATCTGATCTGTTAGTTTTATAGTCATCCAGGACAGACTCAGGAGTAACTACCTCAAGGAACTTACCTTGTTCGGTTCCTGTAATATCTGTTTTCCTGATATACTTTAGAGCTCGCCACTTAGGAAAGAGTGTACGATACTCGATTTGCTGCACATACTCTGCAGACAAAAAAGAGACCCCTTGCTCCCGGAGGTCTTTGTAATAGTAATCAGACTGGTGAAGTTTAAGAGTAGCTGACCGAACTGCTGTCAGCGTTTGACTCACTAGATCAGGACGATTAGTGATTGTGTAAACTTCTGAAATCAGTTCAGTCAGAGTCATTGAAGTTCCTAATTACTTCTGAGCAGCAACTTGTGCTTTACTAACCGCAGCCATCAAAGCAGCCGGACCTGCACCTGCTGCAACAGGAGCAATAGTGGTAGTATTGGCTGCGTTAAGTTTACCTTGCTCAGAAGTTCCAAGATCTTGTGCAGGGTTAAGTTTCTCAGCCTGCTCTTTTTGGAACTTCTCGTAGAACATCCTTTCCAGAGCGAGCATAGGATTCTCTTGCTCCGCGGTGATAGTTTTAGCGAGCGGATCAATAAAGATTGCACCGCCAAAGCCATTCGTTGCGATTTCTTTATCAAGAAAGTCTACATATTCCGGGTTATCCGTAATGAACATACCACCCTTGAAATGCAAAACATGACCCTTGGTGGTCATGACATTGCAGAAAGGCATGGTGGACTTGTAGAGACGCTTTTCAGTAGAAGTTTCAGACACTTGTAGCTCCTGAGGTTAATTCCGGAAAAACCGGGAGAAGGGTAGCAGCAGTTTAGTGAATAGCAAACCACTGCCAGAAAACTATTCCCTCAGGAGGATTTTATCCCATAATGAGGGCGAGCCTGTGCGGATTTTGCACTAGTTTAGTAGCTGCGACAGCATCCAAGACTACCTGGCCAGTTTCCGGATCCGGAGTAAGTTCCACGTTTACCCCTTCCGAATGGACAGTAATACTTGAAATATAGCCAGGATCTGTAGGTGACATTCCAGGAAAGTTCACTTGAACAACTGCCACAGTGTTCTCCTAGTTAGCCCACAGCAGCAGCCGTAAGGTTGGTGATGATTGCATTAGCCGGAGGATTTTTCACGACACAAGTCATTTCAGTCGTGAGCGTACCACCAACAGCATCAATGCCATTGTCCACAGCCTTACCATCCATGTTGAACTCTTGCTTCATAGTCTTACGACCACCAAGATAAGCAACACGGAAAGTACTGAGGTCAACAGCAATTGCGTACTTGCTCCAGTCAGCATTGCTATTGAAGAGCGGGTGCTCAATCATACGGAACGAACCGCGAGCAATGTTGAACGAGCCGAATTGCAGACCGTAGTTAGTCTGACCATTCTGAATAAAGTACGTACCGTTCACTCGGCCGATGTTGTTCAGAACTTTACGGGCCTGGCCACCAACAAACAGAACACGCTCATTACCAATCTTCGGATCAGTTGCCTGATTGAAGACCGGATCAAGAGCATTTTCCAGTTGAGTAAAGTTTGTCGTACCGCCAGCCGTAGTGTTGTTAACAACGCCAGCGTACGAAGGAGGATAGAATGCAGGATTCAGAATGATGTTCCGCAGACCGTCCATAGTACGGAACGGCTGACCATTACGCGTACCTTGAGACTTAGTACCAAAGAACAATGCCTTTTCCATATCGGCAGCATGGAAAGCTGCACAGTCCATACGGTTTTCTGCAACCGTAGTATCGCCAGCAATAACTTGCGTAGCCTGAGCCGAGCCCGAAAGTGCCCAGGTGTTACGGAAGATTTGCGTCAGGTTAGTGATACGAACCGGATTGATTTGCAGAGCATTCGGGCGCACCGAACTTTCTTCAAATGCATTACCGATCTGATACATACGGACGTTGATTGCAATTGCACCAGCCGTGCTACCAATGCCTCGAGTTACAGAAACTTGCGTAGCGCTCAGAATACTGTTGATGATCACAACTTCACCAGTGGACTCTGCGCGCATCAACATACCAGGCAGCACATCAGCACTGCTAACTACGGTGAGCACAGTATCTGCAGTGATTGCAGCGACAGAAAGTTGCACAGCAGGAAAGAGCATGGTCTTGGTGAAGAAGCCATGTTCAACTTGCAGAGCCGTTTCCGACGGAAGCATTGCAGTCATGCCAAACAAAGGTGCTTGGCCATTGGGCATCAATCGAGTGATGGTTGCAGCAAATGATTTAGCTGCAAGATCAGTCGTGATCTGCGAGGAATTGAAAATACCGACAGTCATGTTATTTCCTTAGAAAAGATTAAAAAGAGTTGCTGTAGATTACAGAATGCGCCATTCCACTGCAGCGGCGCCAGTGCGAGTAATCACAATATGAGCAGCAGTTGCAGCCGGAATGCCGGCAGTGCGGCCAGCGAGAGTAACACCCGTGCCTGCAGTAAAGGTTGCAGCAAAAGCAGGAACAATGGAGATCATGAGTACGAATGAATCACCAATATCCATTTCTGCATTGTCTGCCAAAATTTGTGCAGCGGTCGGAGTAGTAATTGCGCGGGTAGCAGTCCAACCAGTGAATTGAATAAGGCCTGAACCGGTAACTTGAGCAGAAGTCAAAGTTACTGCAGCATCCGTAGCGATAATTACAGGAGACAAGAAACTAATAAAACCATCACCTGGGCGAGCCGGACGCGGCAAACCACCGCCGTTGCTAACAAAAGTACGAATAAAAGGCATGATATTCCTTTGAAGAGTAGAAGGTCAGAAGGCCCGAAGGCCTAGATTATTTACTGGTTGCCGCCAGTGACATACTCATCCCAGTCTGTAGCTTCCTTAGTAGGATCAACCACTTTAGGGGGAGCAGGTGCAAAGTCCTGAGCAGCGATTTGGAGATATTCCTTAGCCATTGCATTGAGTTCTGCAGCGGTGGCTTTCGGATTCTTTTGCGCCAATTGAGCTTGAATTGCTTCAACAATCGGAGCGACAGAGGGCTTTTTGAATGCAGGATTATCTGTAAGCAGACTCTCTCGCATCGTTTGCTTTTTGACCAGCCCAGGAATCTGGTCGAGAAATTCTTGCCTGGCTTTTGCGACTTCGGACTCAATCAGCTTTTGGGCCACCACAGTGGATTGCCCGTACACAGTTTGCGAAGTCTTGTTGAGAAGATTAGCAAGTGCTTCAATTGCACCGTCTCCACCAGCAGCAATTTTTGCGAGTGATTCCTGATCTAGGACTCGCTTGAAATCTACTTTGCTAGCAGCTTCGAGCATTTTTTCTGGAGTCAAACCTTGTTGGGCTGCTCCATTATTGCTTTCATCTTGTTTAGCAGGTTCCCACAGGTCAGCAAACTTATCAGCAGGGGATTGGCCTGCAGGAGCATTGTTAGAGCCCTCAGGCACAACTCCGTTAGGAGCAGTTTGTTGAGATTGTTGAGTTCCTGCAGGAGGAGGATTTTGCGTAGGATTGTTTGTAACTCCTTGTTGGGGAGCTTGTTGCGGAGGACGTGCGCCAAAGATACGTTCCATGAGAGACATGAGATATTACTCCTGAGGGGGGTTGGATTGGTTGAAAAGATTAGATCCCGGATTGATATGAACCTTCTGGAGCCCCGGGTCTACTTTACTTTCAGCTTCAGAAGATGCGATTAGCAAAGCTTCAAGCGCTTGCATTTTACCTTTGTACAGTGCTTCCTCTTGTAGAAACAGTTGAGGATTCTGAGGGTCAAAGGCAATGTTAAGTTTAGTCAGTGCAGCATAGGCGATCTGGTTTTGAATAACCTGCCGCTGCAGAGACGTGAGGATAGATCCTTGAAGAGTCTCTTGGTCGCTAAGGATCCAGAGTTGAAAAGGGTTTTCAGGATTAAGGGTTGCCATGTTATTTCTTAAGTGCAGATACAGCAGAGGGAAGGATCTTTTCTACGGAGCGTCCGATAACATAGCCGCCGAGAGCTAGTTCTACAATACTCCAAAGTTTGATATACTCTTCTTGCGCTAGATTCGGGGCCGCCCAGCCAAACCAGCGAGCCACAATTAGACCGACAAAAATCAGCATTGTGAGAGGCCGCCAGTTAGCTGCGAGCCAATGATCAGAAGCTGCCTCTGTTTGAATAATTCCCGCTTGCGCAGTTAGGACTGTAAGTTCCCCGGATTGCGCAAGTTTAAGCAGTTCTAGTCTGGCAGCGGATTTCTGTTCATCAGAAGGCCACAGACGATCAATGAGTTGTGAACCAATGCCAAGAGCCGCAGTGACAGGATCCATTGCCATCATTTATTCCCTTCATGTTCTAGAGAGTAATGGTTACCGTCGTTGAATCGGCCGCCCCAAGTACCTCCAATAGATTCCCAGAACTCTCCTAGGAGCTTATGGTCAGAAGTGTCCTGGAGGAACTTACCACCTTTGAAGAGATTAATGTCTTCAGCTAGTCGAATCTTATGGAGAGAGTTAGTCTCACCGTAGCCTTTTCTCTCACCTTGTTTTCCAAAAACTCGAGGATCCCGGAAACCATCTCCTTGAGTAATCTCATAACCATTATCCCAGGCGAATTGATATAGTTTAACTTTCATGCGCATAAAGCGCATTTGCTTTTGAAGCAAAGATTCACGAGCCGCCATTTGTCATACCTCCGCCAGAGCCAGGGTTGGAAAGTTGTGCACGTTGTGCATTCTGAGGATTCTGCATATTCGGATCATAGCCGAAGTCCGCAGGTTTGGGTTGAGGGGTAGTGATCTGTTGACCTTTTTCTGCCGCTGCCATTGCCACAGCATTCCATGAAGAAAGTGCTTGCTCATAAGTTACTTGCGCAGGTGACTTCTCGAACGGGCTGAAGTCAACATTGTCGATCTTCATAAGATACGAGAACATCTGAGCAATATTGTAACCCTGAGCAAGAGGGGCCGAAGATCCAATAACTTGCATGGCGATCTTCATATTGTCGCCCGAGATAACTTTATCGCTCGGCAGCAGTCCGTCTGTCACTTTGAAATTAATGATCGCCTTACGCAGAGCAACAGGATCCACATCTACAACAGTCTCTTTGGAAGGAGAATAAATCGAGGCAGCTCCTTGGTATTGAAGCATGTTGAGCTTCAGAACTTCTTTCATCGGGGTGAAAACTTGAGCTTCGTAGAGAAGTGCAGTGATCTGATCCTGAGAAGTAGCATTGGACATAGTGGATTCCCACTGTCCATCTGTTTTATTTCCCTTAACAAATTGACCTTGGCGAGCCGCGTTTTGGCCTTGAAGAGTATTACTGAAACCTACAAGAGTCTGGATTTCTTGGAGGTTAATGCCAGCTTGGTCATCTCGGAAGGGGAATTGGTAGACAGATTCGCCGACAGGCTTACCATAAGCAGAAGGCCGAACAGGAATCTTAGCTGAAGGATTTGGATTGTTCATATGACTTTCCGAAACCCTAGAAGGATCATAAAGAACTCGATCAGTGACTGCCCGGCGCCGCCCTGCTAGAACGCCATTCATAAGAGCAGATGCGGTTTGTTGGAACGGGAGGCCATTAGTTGCAAGAGACTTAGTCTGGTAGGAGAGACCGTCCTCAGAAGGGCAACCGAAGAATACTGGGATTTTCTCGTGAGCATTGGTTTGGCGCTCAGCATAGATAATCACACTGTGGTTTACAATGATCAGTTTCCAGACCTGCGGAGTGTTAGGAGCAGGAACTCGAAGATTGAAATCTGAAGGAATGATCCGAACGTATTCAGTCGAGACTTCATAGATTCCTTTATAGGAAATCTTTCCGCCCCGCGCATTGACTAGGCCAACCCAGGAATCCCAATCAGTGTACCCGATAGTTTCAGGATCGATTAGTGCATTCGGATTGATCTGAGGAAGATAGTAGGAAGCACCGTATTGTCCACCTCCTGACACATTGAGCATCGAAGGAGATTCAAAAGCCTGCTTAATGTTCTCAATGATCTTATTGTCTAGACGATCAATGAAAGATTTAAGAGCTGTGCGGGACATGAGTTCTGTGTGACCTACGAACTCTCCCTTTTCAGGAATCAGATAAGGATCAACTCGGCAGTCGAAATAAGTATTATACGGATCCCAGCGGCGCAGACAATTACCTGCCCAGATGATTTCTTTTGGCTTACCTTCTTGTCCACTACGATAAGAAGGATTAGTTTCCAGGGCAGCCGTGACTACCTTATCCCACTTCACTTCGATAGCGGAAAGGTTGTATTTGAAGCCGTCCTGGAAGAATAGGAGAAGTTCTCGGACCCAAGAACCTCGAACTGAGTTCTCTTCGATAACTGCTTGCATCTGCTTTGCAGCATCGATGAATGCAGGGGAAGATGTGACACCGAAGATTGGATAATCAGTCAGGAAAACTGCGGCTTGGTAGGCAACTGCAGCTCGAACCTGCGGCATGATCACAGGAACAGTGATGTTCTGGATCTTATTGGAATCACCGTAGGTATTTGCGATCTGGGCCCTACGGTTTTCTACTGTGAAATCTTGCTCACGAATGTAAGCGAGATCGATTTGACGGTACTGTTCTTTAAGATTCCACTGACGCTCTACTAAAGTAGAAGCTGTACGGTGATATTGGATTAGCCCGTCTTGGGCTAGTTTAGGGATTTGAAAACCTTGGGTTTGTGCCATTTGTTTACCTTAGTTTTTACGCGCAGCTTCATTCAAAGCGCGGTCAATTATCATTTGAACCACAGAAGAAGTATCAACTTTAGGAGTCGCAGTAGGCTCTTGAATAAGCCTATCTAAATCTGTGCCATAGTATTTTGTAGTAGGAAGTTGTCTAGTTCCAGACCCTCTCATAGCTTCTACGGCTGAAGCTTCTCGCTCTCCTACAATGCGAAAATAAGCGTCTAGAGCTTTACTATCTACTTCTCGGAGAGCTTTCTGTTTTTCTGCTACTACTTCTTGCCGCTCCAT